ACTGCTCATCAAGTCGCTTGGAATATGGCATATTGGGCACGAGGTGGATCAAATTTTATCTTGGTAAAGAGCCTCAAGGAGCGCGATATAATTTTATTTGACGGTGATCAGGGGGCTGATTTGATCAAGGGCGGAGTCTCTGCGGCTCAAGGTTCAAGGTTCAAGGATCCTGCGTCTTTGTTCTGCGCCCTGCGACCCAAGTTAGAGCGCCGGATCTCTGCGACCCTGCGACCCTGCGACTCTGCGGCCTAGTATATTTATTATATGGATGCTTGCCCCGTGGGGCAAGTGAAAAGGGGAGCCGCAGCTCCCCGGTTTTTAGTGCTCAACTATGGCAATCGATTTTGCTTGGCTCGATCCCTTGCATAGTTTGCAGTCGGTGCATTGTGCCCGTCGTTTCATTTCTTTTGATGCAGGACAAACGGCTTCGTTTGCTTTATCGACCTGTCCTAGATCCGCGACAACTCGGAACGTCCGACGACCTTGCTTCCAATGCATAACAGCTTCCGCGTAACTATCGGCGGACTGCATTGCAATATCTGGACGCCATGGTTTTTGGTGAGTGTACGCTGTCCACGTTTCGCACTCCGATAAAAGATTGTCCCAAACATGAGAGGGAACAGCGGCGGGATCGCCGTATGTGCCGACGCGGACGAAACGACCACGACCCATTGTTGCCGCGTCGCCCGTTTGATAGACGCCGCGCTTGTATGCCTTCCATACAATTAAAACACCTTGGCCTAAGTTAACGTAACACTTGCGGCCTTTAGCTTGTTTGCGGCTCGGATCCGTTGTTACTTCGCCGCGCATTGGGCAATCGCCGCATATGGAATAGTCTTCGCCAGTCTTCGACGCTTCCAATGGGTTTATATCTTCGCGCAATATATAAGTCTGGACTACCTTGCCAGTTTTCGTGTTACGGTTCGAATAGGTGGCAATAACTACAATTGGTTTATCATCCAATAAGCTAGGCCCGTTGTAGATAATAGCTGATTTCATAAAAAATTAGAGGGGCTTTCGCCCCTCCCTCCCTTGGTTAAGTATAGTTGAAAAATTTAGTTATCCGCTCGGCCTTTTCTTCGGCGGCTTTAACTAGCGCCGCTTTTACTTCGGCTTTTAGATCTGGATCCTGCAAGTTTTTTATAATCTTTTCACTTGTATCTAAGCTTACTTTTAAAAGTAAACCGTCGTCTCCGATCCATTCGGATTTTGCTTTGATAGTCATTGTTCTAGATCCTTTCGTAATAATTAAGAACAGTTTCATTATGCATATATCCAACAACTAAGCAACAACTAAATCACAATTCCTTGAGAGATTTTTGTGCAGGTCCGAGCCGGATTTGTGCAGGCCCTGCGGCCCTGCGGCCCTGTGTTTATATATTCAAAAGCCCTGCGACCTTGCGGTCCCAGGGCTATCGAAAGGAAATGCCCGGTAACCCTGGGCCAGGGATTAGTGTTACATTACAGCTGCGCCATACAGCAAAAAGATTACAACGAATAGGATTACGAATAAAGCAATCCCGCCTAGTAGATCATCCAGGGCAGACGTTGGTCTGCCCTGGATCCAACTAATCAAAGTTTGGATAGCGTGGAACATTATACAATCCCCATCAACATGCCTGCCGATACAACTGTATTAGTTTCACAGTTCTCGCACCAACCTCGATCTTGGTCGGGTTCCATCTCAGTTGAGTAGTCACATTCTTTATTCATGCAAATTGCCGGGTGCAGGCTATCATGAACATAGTCTCCCATCATATCTTCGGGAAAAGTATAGCCCCAATCATTAGCTAGTTTATTAAGTTTATCCATTGTATTTCCTTTCTAATTGAACAGTTAGATTGTAGCCCAGGAACAACTGGGCTACAAGTATTTATTTCAGTTTATCAAATTCTTCGATCAGTTGATCGTATAGCGCAGCGGCTTCCTTGCGGCGATCAGCTTGTAGCATCATGAACATACATTCTAATTTGAACTTCAACTTATTGCCTAGTGTTTGTTCTTTGGTTTCCATTGTATTTCCTTTCGTAATGGTTGGGGAGCCGTGGCTCCCCAGTTGGTTATTTAGTTGATGGTTCGAATTTGTTGTAAGATCTTATCTCAATATACTTTTCCCAACTTCTAGGATAATTGTCTTTCCACCATGATAAGTCTGGAACAATCTTTCTTGTTCTAGAAAACACCCACATGCCATAACCTTTTTCTACTGCTTCGGTTTCTAGTTTGGCTAGTGTTTCACCAATTTTTCTAGCTTGCTTTTCTAGCTTGCTTTTCTTGGCTCTAAGATCTTCGATCTTCTCAAGTGTTTCTTGTTTATCCATTGTATTTCCTTTCTAGTTAAACTGTAACAACTTGTTACAAGTAACAAGTTAATTACTTTTTCAAGAATGTCAACAGGCAAACAACAATTAATCTACAATTATCCAACATTATTTTAAATTAATTGCATCCCAGGGAATGCTGCAATGCAGCAGGTTCAGGGTTACTGTGCCGCATTGCGGCGCAAATGCTGCACTGCGGCGAGGGGATCCCCCCTATATAATGAGTGCGTAGCACACAATACAGTCTATAATATTAGTTTTGTAAATTCATTCGGGGGTATCTCCATTGGGCAACAAGTAAACAACAACTAGGTTCCCTAACCCCCAGAAAAAAATCGCGGGTGTATTTTCATTTCAGTTTGTTGTAAAGTACTTTCACAACCAAGGAGCGAGAACGGATGTCCGAGAACAACAGGCACAGGCGGGTAGCTGCGGAGATGGCGAAGCGGTACGGCGTGGATCCAGAGATATTTAATAGATTGATTGCGAAGGAAAGCAGTTGGAACCCTAATGCAAAGGGATCTGCGGGTGAGATTGGGTATACGCAGATTATGGCTGAGACGGCTATAGATCCTGGGTATGGTGTAACGCCTATCAAGGATCGGAATGATCCGATTGACAATTTGCGGTTTGGTGCGGAGTATTTGGGTGCGTTGGTAAAAGAGTACGACGGCGATTATAACAAGGCATTGATGGCGTATAACGGTGGTCCGGGGAACGTGAACAAGGGCACGGTATCTGGGGATGCAAAGAAGTACGCTGCGGAAGTTATGAGTGGGAAGGAAGTTCAGACGAAGCCCAAGCCTCGACCAGAGACTCAACCACAAATTAAGCCTGAACCACGGCCCACGGGTCTTGTACCGCAGGTAGCGGACAAGCGTGGGATGGATGCGATTAGCAAGGGGATCATGGAGTTTTTGAATCCGAAGCCTTTGCCTTTGAAGGCACCACCTCCTCTTACTCGGACACGTAGGAGTGGACGGATGAGTCCGTTGAGTGGAACGGGCATTCCGGGTTTAGGAAACATCAAGAGGTATTCGACCCCTGGTGGAATAGAGAGTTTGTATCGTGCTAAAAAAGGTTGAGACAGAGTATCGGGAAATTACCAACGAGGATTTCCCTGCATTGTGTGATTTAGGTCAGATGATGCATGAGGAGGGGTCTTATTCACATTTAAAGTTTAGCAAGCCTCGTTTGTTAGAGACTTTCAAGCGTTACATGGATGATCCTGATCGTATAGGGATTATAGCCATGCAGGGGGATAAGCCTTGTGGTATGATTGGTGGATACGTTAGCAAGTATTATTTTAGTGATCAGATTGTAGCGAGTGACATTGCGTGGTTTGTTTTACCAGAGTTTAGAGGGACGATGATCGGGGTACGGTTGTTGGATGCATTTGAGAACTGGGCTAAAGCCAAGGGTGTTGAGGAACTTCGGATTGGGATTAGCACGGGTGTAAACATGGAAGCATTTGATCGTTTGATGAAAAAGCGCGGATATAGTATGGTAGGTACAAACTACCGTTTGGAGAACTGATATGTTTAGCATAGTTGATCGTTATAAGTTTTGGAACTGCGCAGCGTTTGGGTGTGATGATGATAACGGCGGCGGCGGCGGCAATGACAACGGCGGCGGCGGTGGTAATAACAATAATAATAATAATACCCAGACCAACCAAGACCGTATTAACGAGATCTATGCGTCGAGTGACAACCCGTGGGAGACCAACGGTGCGGAGTTAAATGCGTTAGTTAACGACAGGAGTGGGACGTATACTGGTGGGGGTGGGAGTACGACATCTACCACTACGACCTCTAATAATAATAATAATAATAACAGCGGGACTCAGTTATCTGCTTCAGCAGCGGCAAAAGTTGGAACTGTAGCGCAGGATGAAAATGGAAACTGGTACGCTGTTAAGCAGATAGAGGGGACGAATGCCCTTGGACGAGATTACAGCATTGATCCGAAGGACAACAGCCAAGGACCGACGTTTGGGAAGAATGTATCGAAAGACATAGAGGAGATGTTTCCTGACGAGGTAGCTGCGGCGGGTGGATCTTCGGACTTTGTTGGCAGCATAACAGATACGTTTAAGGATACGGATGTAGATTCTGCGGGATTTGATGCAGCCACAAACACCTATACTTATACCCCTGCTGCGACACAGACATTTGACGAGGCGTTTGCGGAAAACCGAGCGGCGGGTAACGAGACATTTACCTTCAATGGAAAACTGTACACGACGGAACTTGCTGCTGAACCTGCTGTGGCGCAACCTGGGGATTTGGACATACCCGAGGTTACGACTACGACGCTAGATGGCACACCTGTTTTAACTATGGAAGAGATTGAGAAGTTAGCGACGGAAGCGATAGACGCTGCCCCTAATTATACGTTTACACCTACTGGCGGTCCGGGCACCTTTACCCCTGGTGCTTTGCCTGCTGCACCTATTGAAAGCGTTATAGCGACTGGTGGTCCTGGGACATTTAATCTTGGTGCTTTGCCTGCCGGAGGAGGCCCAGATGCCCTCGATCCGAGGGGCGATCAGATTGTATCACCTACTGGGACGGGCATAGGCCTTACATCCACAGTATCACCTAGTGGTACGGGGACAGACACGAATCCACGAATTGGGTATGAGTCTGGTCAGGATGTCTTACAATCTAGCGCAGATTATCTAACAGGATTAGATGGCAGTGGTCCGAACACCGTGGGTCAAGTTGGTAATGAATTTTATGGTGGAGGTACGAACACCTCTGTTGGAGCCAACGACACTACAGAGGCGTTGCTCAATCTTACAGCGGGTATCGGTGCGGGAAATGTTGGACTAGACGAAGCGATTGCTACATTAAATCTGATTGAAGGTAATACTCTTACGGACGATAATATAGCGGCCTTGATGCCTCCGACAGGTGGTGGCGAAACCGTTGCCGGTTTTACAGAGGCGGGATTAGCGGACGAAGTAGCTAAGTATACAGGAAGTGCCGCAACGGGTTCGGATTCGGATTCGGAACCGGGTGCCTTGTATCAGAACATCATAGGTTATGGAGAGGTAGACACTCCAGGGGAAAGGCTTGGTCAGTTTATCAATGACCTTGGTGCTTCAGCGGGGTCAGGATTTTTAACGGGGCCAGTGGCTCAAGGTCTTCAAGGTCTTGGTTTATACGCAGATGAAGTCATTGAAAATGTAACAGGTGCCTTTAGTCCTACAGGGCCAAACGCACCTTATCTTGGTTATGACCCTATTTTAAGTAATCAGGGCTTTGGTCCAGGGCAGGTTGATCCTGCATTGGCTCAAGCTGCTGCGGCGATTCGTGATCAAAATGCTGCTCAAGCTGCTGCGGCAAATCAGGTTACAACTGTATCCGACTTTTTAGCTCCCGCTGTTTCTACGATTACAGGTTATGGAGATCAAGTTGGAGACTTAATGTCGCCACAGATGCAAGAGCGTGTAGAAAAGTATGCGACAGTGGATCCAAATACTACTTTTAAAGATATTTTCACAGGAAATGTTAAGTCTGTAAGTGGTGAAGCTATTACCACGGATATCCCTGCGTTGATTGTTCGAGGCGGTGAGGATCTTTATGACGTTGTTGGTGATGTTTTATTAGGCGGCTTGGCGAAAAAAGGATTAGGGCTAGTGTTCGGAGCATCCGCAGCGGAAGGTGCGGCAAGCTCAAATACGGAAGCACAAAACAGAATTACGCAGGCTATCTCGGATGGCACGGTAGATGTGCAGGCACTAGCGGATAAGAAGTACGGTGGCGATACTGCATTAGCGGAGCAAGCGATGCGTGACGCGGCTACTGAAATTTCCTTGGTTACAGCGGGGCCGATTGCGGGTGCAGGGGACGCGGCTCTAGCTCTTGGGCTAGGTTACACAGGAATCCCAGGTGTACTTGGTAAAGCACCTGCGGTTGTTCAGGCTCCGTTTAAACTTGGTGGCGCAGGAATCTCTGGCGGTTTGACCGAGAGCGGAGAGCAGGTTGGTACGAACTTGGCGTTTAATGTAGGCACAGGTTTGAATACAGATTTACTTGCAGGCGTTCCGGCTCAAGGGGTTCAAGGTGGGCTTGGTCAAGGTATAAGTTCGACTCCAAATGTTGCCGCTACTACGTTAGACATGGGCAAAACAGTTGATCCAAACACCTTTGTCCCAACAGGCGCGACAGTGGGTCAGCCTGCACAAAGTCCTCCAGGTGTACAGTCAGCATATAAAGAAGCCGCAGAGTCAATGGCAGAGGCCGGAATTAGTAACGTCGGGGATGTAGGAGAAGGAACAGCCATGGAAGCAATGGCTGCACAAGAAATTATTAACGACTTAGTTGCTACAACAGGTGGTGTAGATCAGAATGTTCTGAATAATTTACAGGACTCAACAGGTCTTACAATGGATGAACTAGGGCAGATGGTTGCTAATGCAGGAACCAGAAGAGTTGGTTCTGAGACTATTCCAGTAAATATACCCGCTGCACCTAAATCAGGTGCGTTAACAGATGAGGTCACAGGTATTGGCGGTGGAAGTAACATTCAGGTTATTCCTAACGCGGATGGAACTACTACCTTGATTAATAATAATACAGGTGCTCAAGCGGAGGTTGATGTCAATGACGATCTTGATAATGCGATTCAAGTTTTTGATGAGACTACGACAGCTATTGATGACCAAACAACTACTTTACGTGAGGAGGCAGCAACTGAAGGGACGAATTTAGGCACAGGCACAGACGTAGCAGAGGTTGTTGAAATAGCAGATGACACTGACACCGATCAGCAATTAGAATTGGGCTTGGATGACACAACGGAAGTCGAAATAGCGGACGATACGACAGATGACACAACGGACGATACGACAGCCGAAGCAGAGACACTTGAGAACACTGAGGTTGAAATAGCGGACGATACGACAGATGACACAACGGACGATACGACAGATGACACGAAAACCGATGTAGATACTACCACGGATACTAATGTTACTACGTTGATTACAACCGATCAGCCTCCAGAGGATGACGAAGAGGTCGTTGAGTTAGAAGAAGAAGAAGAGGATGTTGTTGACCCAATGGATGTCTTGGTTCCACCGATTACCACAACAGATAAGGATGGAAACACGATTACTGAGTGTCCTGAAGGGTATACGATGATCCAAACAGCAAGTGGCCCGATGTGCCAGAAGACGGTTTCTTCGGCTCGTCAACGAGCGGGAGCGGGAACAAGAGCTTACACAGGCTTGGCGGGTAATGTTGGACGGGCAAGTCCGGGTCAACGTCGCAAGACTGTAACTTCAACACGTCGGGTGAGACCAACAACACGTAGCGCATGAACTTACAAACCTTACCAGAAGAAGCCTTAAAGGAAATTCTGGCTTTAACAGAGGCCAAGAAACGGCTTGATTTGAGGGAACAAGCCTCGGACAAGTTCATGCCGTTTGCTCATCATGTGTATGAGAACTTTATTGAGGGTAGGCACCACCGAATTATAGCGGAAAAGCTTGAACAGGTGGCGCAGGGTAAGTTGAAACGGTTGATTATCAACATGCCACCGCGTCATTCTAAGTCTGAATTTGCAAGTTTTTTGATGCCTGCATGGTTTTTGGGTCGCAATCCGAAGCTCAAGATCATTCAGGCCACGCACAATACAGAACTGGCGGTACGTTTTGGACGTAAGGTTCGAGACCTTATAGACGATCCACAATATAAAGACATCTTTCCTGATACTAATCTGAAAGAAGACAACAAGGGAGCGGGAAAATGGCAAACCGACAAAGGTGGTGAGTATTTTGCGGCGGGTGTTGGGGCTGCGGTTACTGGTCGTGGTGCGGACTTGTTTGTCATTGACGACCCTCACTCGGAACAGGACGCTCTGAGCGAGAGCGCATTCGACAATGCGTATGAATGGTACACTTCTGGCCCCCGTCAGCGTCTCCAACCGGGTGGTGCAATCATAATTGTTATGACTCGATGGGGAAAAAAGGACTTAACAGGCCGTTTGTTAGCTGCGCAGGGCAGTGATATCATGGCGGATCAGTGGGAAGTCGTAGAATTTCCTGCAATTATGCCCTCAGACGAACCATTGTGGCCTGAGTTCTGGGAAAAAGACGCATTGTTGTCTATCAAAGCGTCGTTGCCTGTACAAAAATGGAACGCACAGTGGCAACAAACACCGACAAGCTCAGATTCCGCGATTATCAAGCGGGATTGGTGGCAACCGTGGGAAAAAGAAGAGATTCCCCCTGTAAAATACATCATACAGTCCTACGATACGGCGTTTTCCAAGAAAGAATCCGCCGATTACAGCGCGATTACGACATGGGGCGTGTTTGAACCAGACGAAGGTGGGGCAGATAATCTGATTTTGATGGACGCACGGCGAGGGCGGTGGAATTTTCCTGAACTTAAAGAGGTGGCGTATGAAGAACACGAATACTGGGAGCCAGACATGGTTGTGGTCGAAGCGAAAGCGACGGGTACACCGCTCATTGACGAGTTGCGGCTACGCGGTATTCCGGCACTTGGCTTTTCACCTGGCAAAGGTAAGGATAAAATAACCAGAATGCACATGGTTGCACCATTGTTCGAAGCAGGTGTAGTATGGGCACCAATAGACAAAAAATTTGCTGACGAAGTTATAGAAGAAGTAGTTTCATTTCCTAATGGCGATCATGATGACTTTTGTGATAGTATGACGTTAGCACTAATGCGTTTTCGGCAGGGCGGGTTTATATCTCTGCAAGGAGAAAACGATGAACACGACGAGTACCGTCCTAAACGGGAGTATTACTAATGGCATTGCCACCGATTGTAGATACAGGAATAAGACCTGAAGACATGTTACCGACAGATGCATCGGTAGATGTGTCAGTACCACAGCCTGAAACCTTTGATGGAGGGGCAGAGGTCATACCAGACGGTCAGGGTGGCGCAATGGTGCAAGCCTTGGCTGAAGCGATTATGGGCGCGGAGCAAGAACCAGAGGTTCCGCATAACGCAAACTTAGCGGAGTTATTAGATGATGGGTATCTTGGGGAACTTTCGTCGGATCTTCGTGGATCTTACGAAGAAGATTTGGAATCTCGTTCTGAGTGGGAAGAGACGTATACAAAAGGTTTGGATCAGCTTGGTGTCAAGCATGAAGAGCGTAGTCAGCCGTTTGAAGGGGCTTCTGGGGTCACGCACCCGCTGATTGCAGAGAGTGTCACACAGTTTCAAGCACAGGCTTACAAAGAACTATTACCATCTGGTGGTCCAGTAAAGACACAAGTCTTGGGTTTACAAGACGCAGAAAGAGAAGAACAAGCTAGTCGTGTAAAGAACTTCATGAACTACCAGATCATGGAGGTCATGGAAGAGTTTGATCCAGACATGGATCAATTGCTATTCTATTTACCGTTGTCTGGTTCTACATTTAAGAAAGTTTATTTTGACGAAGCGAAACAAAGGGCTGTATCTAAATTCATTCCGGCGCAGGATCTGGTTGTACCTTATGCTGCATCGGATCTGGCGACTGCTTCTCGTGTTACGCATGTTCTTCGCATGGATGCGAATGAAGTTCGCAAGATGCAAATCGCAGGATTCTACAGGGAAGTAGAGTTAAGCAAGTATGATGAGGACGAAAGCGAGGTTCGTCAAAAGGTAGACGAGATACAAGGTACGTCTCGCACATATACCGATGAGATCTATACGATTCTTGAAATGCATGTCGATCTAGACATTGAGGGTTTTGAGGACATGGGTCCAAACGGAGAGCCAACAGGGATCGCACTTCCTTACATTGTTACGATTGACGAGGGGTCAGGACAGATTCTTGGTATCCGCCGTAACTTTGAAGAGGGCACAGGATTAGCAAAGAAGACACAATACTTCGTGCACTATAAGTTTATGCCAGGTCTGGGCTTTTATGGCTTTGGTCTGATCCACATGATTGGTGGTCTTGGTCGTGCGGCAACGAGTATCCTTCGACAATTGATCGATGCGGGTACACTTGCTAACCTCCCGGCAGGATTCAAGGCTAGGGGCGTAAGGGTTCGCAATGATGACGAGCCGTTACAACCGGGTGAGTGGCGGGACATAGATGCACCGGGCGGCAATATACGGGATGCGATTATACCGCTACCGTATAAAGAACCATCAGGAACCCTCGCACAGCTTCTAGGAGCACTCATAGAGGGCGGAAGACGTTTTGTTTCACTAGCAGACCAACAAACGGGAGACGGCAACACAGCGGCTCCTGTGGGCACTACAGTGGCTATGCTAGAGCGCGGCATGAAGGTTATGTCAGCGATACACAAGCGGTTGCATTATTCGCAACGACAGGAGTTCCGCGTATTAGCACGAATCTTCAGAGATAACTTACCACCAGAGTACCCGTATGAGGTTGAGGGCGGTAACCGTATGATCAAGGCGGAGGACTTTGACAACCGTGTGGATGTCATCCCTGTCAGCGATCCGAATATATTCTCAATGGCGCAGCGTGTTACGTTGGCTCAGACTCAGTTGCAGCTTGCGCAATCTAACCCTCAGTTGCACAATCTGCACTCGGCATATCGTAGGATGTATCAGGCGCTCGAAGTCCAGAATATCGACGAGATACTACCCCCACCTCCGCAGCCGCAGCCACTTGACCCCGCCATTGAGAATGCCCGTGCGTTGATGGGCGAGATCTTAAATACGTTCTCAGAGCAAGATCACGATATACACATCCGTATACACATGGCGTTTATGAAGACACCACTTGTCATGACTTCGCCACAAGTTATGGGTACGTTCTACTCACATATCATGGAACACGTTTCTCAGAAAGCGAGAAATATGGTCATGCAAGAGATACAAAGCATAATCTCTCAAGCAGAACTTGCAGCGCAAAGTGGAGCTATAGATCCGCAGGCTGCACAGCAGCAGATCATGCAAGTGCAGCAAGATATGCAGGATCCGGCGCAGATGGAGTCGTTGATTTCATTGCAAATGGAAAAACTTATGGCTGAAGTTTTACCTGGACTGTTGCCAACGGGTAACAGCCCTATGGATGATCCTTTGGTTCAGATCCGTATGCAAGAGCTTGCACTGAAGCAGGAAGACTTGCAGCGTAAGAAAGAAGACGACCAAGGTCAGTTGCTGATTGAGTTACAAAAAATGCAGCAACGTGCCGCCACAGATGCTGCTCGTATGGAGAGTCAAGAAGAAATTGCCCAGAATCGTAATGATGTAAATCGTGAACGCATTGACGTGCAACGTCAGGCGGTTCAACGGAGGGGATAATGGATCCCGTATCTTGCGTTGCTTTAGCGACAGGAGCGTTTAAGGCGCTCAAGGGCGCTATCGGAGCGGGGAAGGACTTACAAGATATGACGGGTCAGCTTTCCCAATGGGGTAAGGCTTTCTCTGACTTTACCAATTTAGAAGAAAGAGAAAAAAACCCACCGTTCTGGAAAAAAACATTCAAGGGATCTGACGAAGAAACCGCTATAGAAATCTTTGCTAATAAAAAGAAAATGGAACAAATGAGGGCAGAGATTAAAGAACACATAACGTGGCATTACGGTAAATCAGCATGGGATGAAGTCCTCCAAATAGAGGCGCAGATGCGTAAAAGACGCAAGGATGAGTTATACAGAAAGCAAGCTCAAATAGATGCTATGATTAATTTTGCTATTGGTGCTCTGATATTTGCAGTTGGTGGTGGAATATTGTTCATTGGGTTTTATCTTTTGGGTCAATGGCAGGGGCGTTGGTAATGTGGGTTTTGCTATGGCTACAGCTAGTTAGCGGTACATTTGACCACTATCATGTGGGCAGTCATTCAAGCGAAGAAGCTTGTAAGGCTGCACTATCTAAAGCTAAAGTATTGGTAACAAACAATAATTCTAAAGTGGTCTGCATAAAAATAGAACGGTGATATTAGTTGAGCGTTGTGGAAAATACATTGTATATGACAAAAATGGAAAAGTGGTTATAATAACCACGGATAAACGGATTGCCATAGCACACGCGAGGTCAAAGAAATGACAGAGTTTGAGAAAGCAGATCTTAATAACAACGGCGTTATAGAGAAAGCAGAGTGGAATAAAATTGCTCTGGAAGATAGAAGACTTGAGATGATTGACCGAGACCTCAAGCGCAACGCGGAAAGACGGTTCACTGGTTTTGCGTTGGCAGGAATGTTAATTTATCCGTTTATTATTTTGCTTGCTTCAGTCTTAGGCTTTGACAAAGCAGCAACATTAATCACAGACATAGCGAGTGTATATGTAATCGCAGCCTCTGGTGTGGTCGCAGCTTTTATGGGATTTAATGCGTATAGCGCGAAGGCTGAAAGCAAAAAGACTAGCATTAAGATGGAGGAAGAATAATGCTACAATCATTAATAGGACCGATAGCTAATTTAGCAGGGAGTTGGCTCGATGCAAAGTCACAAGCACAAGCTGCAAGTGCAAAGTTAAAACTTACAGAGGCAGAAGCCAAAGCTAAGATCATGCTTAGTAAAGAAACTTCAGTCGCTGACTGGGAACGCATTATGGCACAGGGTTCTCAATCGAGTTGGAAGGACGAATATTTTGTAATTATTTTAAGTATTCCATTAATTTTATGTTGGATTCCAGGTGCAGAGGGTTGGGTTGATCGCGGGTTTGAACAGCTTTCAAAAGCACCAGACTGGTATTTCTACAGTTTGGGCATAGCGATCTCTGCATCGTTTGGTGTCAGGGGAATACAAAAGTTTTTTAAGAGGTAACAATGGGTGATCTAAAGATACCAGTAGCTTTAGTTTTTGCTATGGCGGTGCAATTAGTTGGTTTGGTGTGGTACATTAGCAACATCGTTCACGACATTGAACATCTTCAAGGCCAAGTATCGGCGCAGCAAGACATTATGGATATTCTTAACGCTGACGTAAATGATCTGTGGTATTTCTGTACCTATACTGAAAATAAATGGGCAGAAGCGTATACAGATGATATGGTGTATGAACGTGTTTGTGGATCAAAAGAGGTTGTAAATGAGTGAAGCACTAAAAAATCTACAAGAAAAGATCGGAGCCACCCCTGATGGTGCGTTTGGCCCGAACACTGCAAAAAAGATTTGTCACCACTATGTATTAAATCCAGAACGTGGTGCTCATTTTCTTGGACAACTTGTGCACGAAAGCGGCACGTTTAGGTATGTTGAAGAAAACTTAAATTATTCTAAAGAAGCTATCCTTAAAGTTTTTGGTAAATACTTTAAAACAGAAAGTGAAGCTGAGAGTTGTGCTCGTAATCCACAGGCGTTAGCTGACCGTGTTTACGGACACCGTTATGGTAACAATGGGCAGGGGTATTTATGGCGTGGCAGAGGTTTTTTGCAATGCACGTTCAAAGAAAATTATGCGATGTTCGCTAATGACATGAACCTGCCAGAGGTAATGAAAGATCCTGATCTTGTGGCTACAAAGTACCCAATGGAGAGTGCACTCTGGTTTTTTAAAAGAAATGATCTTTGGGAAATTTGTGACGAGGGTGTTAATGACGACACAATTAAGCGCCTAACAAAAAGAATAAATGGCGGTTACAATGGTTTAAAACACCGTAGAGAAGAAACTCACAAAATTTACAAATGGTTAAGTTAAAAGAAAGGCACACCAATGGTTAACATTATGATATCCATCCTACCAGATGGAATGCCAGTGGATGAAATTGAGGCAGATGAAAGCGGCAACTCTTGCCCTCTCCCCACCCAAGACATTGAGCTAAATATTGAAAACAGACAAACAGCAATCGATGAGTATAAATACGGACCTTTGAACCCTGGTTTAGATGATACAGGGGTAAACGATGATTTTTGGAAAGAAATAGCAAATACTTTTAACACAGACATGGAGGCTGCTTTAGATAGTCGTTGCGGAAATTGTGCGGCGTTTAATCAAACCCCTGAGATGCTTGATTGTATAGCTGAAGGAATTGGAGAAGGAGGGGTTGCTGACCCTTATGACAGTGTTGATGCAGGGGATCTCGGATACTGTCAGTTTTTAAAATTTAAGTGTGCTTCAAACAGAGTGTGTGATGCTTGGGTATCTGGTGGTCCAATAACATCTAGCACACAAGAAGAATACAGGGACAATCTATAATGGATGTTGTTGACTTATCGAAATATTTGTATAAGAAATTAGAGGAGCGGCAAAATGATTTGTCCGCAGCTCTTGCAAACGGGGCCGTAAAGGACTGGGAGCAGTACAAAATGACGGTAGGAGAGATACGGGGACTCTCTTTTGCACGAGAAGAAATCAAGTCCCTGCTGGAGAAAAACGTAGACGATGTCGAAGACCTTATATCTTCCTGACCACGTTGCGCAGAAAATGAACAAAGAAAAAGAAGAAGCTAAAAGCTCTTCTGCTTTGGATGGCGCATATGTTGACGCTAATGAACGGGTACTAGACCCGTCCCTCTTAGACAAACCGTTACTCGAAAGACTCCCGCAACCAACTGGTTGGCGGGTTTTAGTTATGCCGTATCAGGGTAAAGCTAAAACTGCGAGTGGCTTATATATTCCTGATGAAGTGCGAGAACGTGAATCCGTGGCTACGACTGTAGCATACGTGATGAAGGTTGGACCATTGGCTTACAAAGACCCAAACAAATTTGGGCCAGACAGTGAGCCGTGGTGCAAGGAAGGTCAATGGGTATGCATTGGTCGTTACTCTGGATCTCGATTCAAGATTGATGGCGGGGAGGTTCGTATAATCAATGATGATGAAGTTATTGCTACGATCCTTGAGCCTGATGATATTAAACATGTTTAAGAGGTAGATATGGCGGAAGAAAACGAAACAGTTGAAGAAGAAATTGTTGTAGAAGAACCACAGCAAGAAGAAAAAGAAGTAAAGGCTGCTGAACCAGAGCCAGAAGCTAAAACTGGTGATGAGGAACTAGATTCGTACAGCAAGGGCGTACAGAGCCGGATTAAAAAACTTACGGAAAAGTATCGTCAAGAAGAGCGAGACAAGGCCGAAGCACTTAGAGTTTCTCAAGAACTTCTTGAAGAAAACAAAAAGTTAAAGTCACGTATGCAGGCTTTGGATACAGGGTACTTATCTGAGTATGGCACACGCTTGCAGTCGCAAACTGAAGCTGCGAAACGTGCTTACAAAGAAGCCTATGACGCAGGCGACAGCGATAAAATGGTAGAAGCTCAACAAGCTCTGTCTAATATTGCGGTAGAAACACAGCGGTACAATACCGCCAAACTCCGTGCGGAACAGCAAGCAAAAGCACAAGTTGCACAGCCTCAACAACCTGTACAACAGCAAGCGCCTCAACAACAGCAACAGGCGCAGCCAGACCCTCGTGCTATGGCGTGGAAAGATAAAAATACTTGGTTCGGTGAAGACAAGATTATGACAGCTGCGGCATTTGCACTTCATAATCAACTTACTGAAGAAGAGGGGTTTGACCCGAACACCGAAGAGTATTATAGTGAAGTAGATAAACGCATACGTTCGGAATTTCCTCACAAGTTCCAAACGGCTAAGAAATCGGGTGGAGGAAGCCAGGTCGCTTCTGCTAGTTCCTCCGCATCCCGCAGTAATAAACAGGGGCGCAGGTCGGTCAAGTTATCGCATTCACAGGTCGCTATTGCGAAGAAACTGGGCGTACCTCTTGAAGAATACGCTAAATATGTGAAGGAGTAACAACATGACTGATACAAGAACTTCTCGAAAGAGTCAGACCCGCGAAACTGAAACGCGCAGAAAACCATGGGCACCGCCCAGTCACCTTGAAGCACCAGATGCCCCAGACGGCTACGTGCATCGTTGGATACGAGTTGCAATGCGTGGTGAGGAGGACAAAATGAACGTCCACGCCAAACTACGTGAAGGATGGGAACCCGTCCGTGCAGACGAATATCCAAACTATGAAGCTCCTGTCATCGATGATGGCAAATATCAGGGAGTGATTGGACAAGGAGGACTGATGCTGTGTCGCATACCTGAAGAGACAGCGCATGAAAGAAACGAGTATTACGGGGGCCGAACCCGCGAACAAATGACTGCTGTGGATCAGGACTTGATGAAGGAACAACATCCTTCGATGCCGATTTCAAATAGTCGGCAAAGTCGTGTAACCTTCGGAGGCCGTGAACGCGACTCCGATTAATATAGAGGATTGCTACTATGGCAAACACTAACGGTGCATTCGGACTACGTCCGATTGGAGTAGTCGGTCAGGCTGCTAACACTACTGGTGCGACCGAGTATCGTATTGCCTCTGGAAACACTAACGCGATCTATCAAGGTTCTCCTGTAATCCCGCTATCAACTGGCTTTATTGACATTGTTGGCGCGGCTGCGGGTGGTACTGTAGGTCTTGTAGGTGTTTTCTGGGGTTGTGAATACGTTTCGTCCACCACTGGTGAGAAAATATTTTCTAACTACTGGCCCGGTTCTGGCGCGGATTCTAATTTTCCCGTCAAAGCCTTTGTATATGACAACCCATTACAATCATTTGTCATCTGTTCAGATGCTTCACTAACAAGCGAAGCAACTGCTCGAGGACATGTGTTTGCTAATGCTAACTTTGCAACAGCTACTTCTGGTTCAACAACCACAGGTATCTCATCTGCTAAGTTGGGTGTCAGCACAATCGCCGCCACCGCAAATTTAAATCTGCGTATTATGGGTATTCAAGATGACCCTGAGAACTCAGACTTTACTGCGGCGGGTATCCCTGTAATTGTTCGTTTAAACAACTCCTTCAATTCACCGAATGGTGCTATTGCAGGCGGTACTGTTTCAACGACTGGCGTATAAGGAGACTGACTTATGGCTATATCTCGCGCACAACTAGCGAAAGAGTTGGAACCAGGTCTCAACGCCTTGTTTGGTATGGAGTACAATCGGTACGAGAACCAACATGCAGAGATCTATACAACAGAATCTTCTGATCGAGCATTCGAAGAGGAAGTAATGTTGTCTGGTTTCGGAGCGGCACCAACTAAATCAGAAGGTGGCGCTGTAAATTTTGACGACGCTAACGAAGCATACACTGCTCGTTACAACCACGAAACAATAGCGTTGGCATTCTCAATTACTGAGGAAGCTATCGAAGACAATCTATATGATCGTCTTGGTTCACGTTATACTCGTGCGTTGGCTCGTTCAATGGCACACACAAAGCAAGTTAAGGCCGCTGCGGTTCTTAACAATGCATTTACCGCAGGCGCATCCGCAGGCGGTGACGGCGTTGCTTTATGTGCGACTAACCACCCACTTACAAGTGGTGGCACGTTTGCCAACGAACCTGCAACTGCTGCTGATCTGAACGAAACATCTCTTGAAGATGCTTTGATCAACATTGCAGGATTTGTTGATGAGCGTGGTCTTAAAGTTGCATTACGTGGTTTGAAATTAATCATCCCACGTCAGTTGCAATTTGTTGCAGAACGTCTGATGGTATCTAACCTTCGTGTTGGTACAGCGGACAATGATACAAACGCACTAAGATCTATGGGTATGTTGCCTGATGGTTATGCCGTCAACGACTTCCTAACAGATCCTGATGCGTTCTTTATCATGACAGATGCTCCTCGTGGAATGATCCACTTTGAGCGTACTCCGCTATCCACTAACATGGAAGCAGACTTCGACACAGGCAACATGCGCTTTAAAGCTCGTGAGCGTTACAGCTTTGGATTCTCAGATCCACGCTGTGTATTCGGTTCACCTGGAGCGTAAACTGTGATATAAGGAGGGATTACCTCCTCCCTGATTGGGGCGACTTCGGTTGCCCCTTTCTTTTTGTGTAAAGATAAGTTACTCTGTTTGTATCCCTGACAGTCACATGGTGTGGCTGACTAACCCTAGACAGGAGATCAAAATGGGTACGACAACTTTTTCAGGTCCGATTCGGGCAGGTAACATTAGAAATACAACGGGCACTACCGTTGGATCAGACATAGCAAATGTTGGCTATGTTGTAATGACTCAACAACATGTAATGGATATATCTGGCGGTGCTGTTGCAGCAGAAGCCACAAATATAGTGATTCCCGCTAACTCAAAAATCGTAGATATAATTATCGATTTAGAAGTAGCTGCTAACACCACAACAAATATTAGTGTTGGTGATACTGTAGGCGGTGCAGCAACTCTTGTTAATGCTGTTGCTTCTGGAACCACTGTAGGTATCAAAGCGTTAGGTGCTTCTGGTGGTGGTACACTTACATGGAAGAACACTGGTACATCCGATTTAAAATTAACAGCTACCTCAAGCGCAGGTACAAATGCGGGATCAGTTGTTATAACAGTAATGTATGCTCAAGCTTTTAATACTACTGTTCAACCTTAATAGGAGATGTTAGATGGCTGCTTCTATTTTTGCAAAGACAGCTACGGCGACTGGAACACTACAGGGCGGTAGAACTCGACTAAAATCATTTTATGTAAAAACTGCGGGTAGCGGTTCTCCTGCGGTTGTGTTCAAAAACGGTAGTGGTGGAGCAACACAGTTATCTATGGTCTTTCATCAAAGTGATGATAACCAGATTACCATTCCAGATCATGGCATGATTTTTGATGATGAGTGTCATGTGACGCTTACCAACATTGACTCAATTACTGGATTCTTTGGTTAAAGCAACGGCGGTGTAAAAGCCGCCGTTTTTTCTGAGGGTAAGATGGCTAAGATCGATAAGGATAAGATGAAGTGCAACAAACCAAAACGTCAGGTTTCTGGTGGTAAAAAGTTTGTTGTAAAAGCATGTGACAAGGGTAAAGAAAAGATAGTCAGATTTGGGGACGCCAATATGACTATCAAGAAATCAAACCCAAAACGTCGTAAATCTTTTCGTGCTCGTCACGGCTGTGATAAAGGCACCCTTGATAAACTAAAGGCCAAATACTGGTCTTGTAAGATGTGGTGAATAAAGTGAACAGGCAAGTTACAATAACTCTTATAACAGCTTTTATCATCGGTGTCGGAGGAGTCGGCTATAGTTGGGCTGATTGGGTTACAAAAACATTAATCTCCGTAGATAAACGAACAGAGGTCATGGCCTCACAAATTGATTATATAAAGACAGAGATGGAGAGGACATATGGCAATCTCGAGGGCGCAGATGCGACAACAAATATCCAAGCCTCCATCAAAGGGGATAACTAATGGCAAAAAAGAAAAAAACAAAAAAAGACGCTTGTTATCACAAAGTAAAAAGCCGGTACAAGGTATGGCCCTCCGCTTACGCTTCGGGGGCGTTATCAAAGTGCCGAAAGGTGGGAGCAAAAAACTGGGGAAACTCTACTAAGAAAGCCACTGGTGGTTTGGTTGCAGCGGTAGATAATCCTAAACGTCTGGCTCGTAACCGTTACACAGACGGAGGTATGATAGCTTCGGGGTGCGGACAAGTTGCAGAATCTAGACGCAAGAGGACAAAGATAGTCTGATGGCGAAGAAAAAGAAAAACTCTTTGCGAGAATGGTTTGCTCAAAACGATGGCAAAGGTTGGGTGGACTGTAAAACAGGAAAACCCTGTGGTCGTCAAAAGGGAGAAAAACGCAAAGGGTATCCTGCTTGTCGTCCTACTATGGCACAATGCACGTCTGCTGCAAAGAAAAAGAAGTCATCAAAAAGAATTAGTTGGAAAAATAAAAAAGCCACTGGTGGTTTAGTGAGGGTATTTTGATTCGTGAGTGGGCAGAAGAATTAGCGAAACCATCGGAGTACAACAACGGTGTTGCTTCGTGCCCTTTTGCTTTGGAAGCTCTTGTAAAAAACGAAGTAAAGACCGTCATCACACATAACTTGTGGTCTGATGTTTTGCACGAGTGTGCAAGTTTTCATAAAAATAAACATAAAGTTTGTATGTTTTTTGACTACGAGTATTCAGATGATTATGAGACTTTAGAAAAACAATGCATGACTCTAAATAACTTTTTTTCAGAATCCAAATTAGATCTATGGCTCCTTTCTTATATGGGAGAAGAAGCGGTAGTATTTGTACAGCGTTGGAGTGAACTTGAAAATGCTGCTGCAAAACTTGAAAAATTAGGTTACTATAAGAATTACGACCCTGACGATTACAAACGTCATATTTTAATGCGTAGAAAAAGGAGTGCTTGATATGCCAGGAATGATGCGCGGTAAGAAGAAAATGATGCGTGGCGGTTCAGTTAAAACTGGAGCTAAAAAGAAAATGATGCGTGGCGGTGCGGTGAAAGCCAAGCCCGTAAAAATGATGCGTGGCGGTAAGGTAAAGGCTAAGAAATGAGCTTCCCTGATTTAACAGGTGACGGTAAGGTCACAAAAAAAGATATCTTGAAAGGTCGCGGTGTTGAAGGTTTTAAAAAAGGCGGCAAGGTAAAGATGATGCGTGGTGGCGAGGTTAAGTTTGGTCACGGCGGAAAAGTTGGTGGATGTAACACTAATGTCCAGATGTCTGGGCTAAAGATGGGGACTGATCACTAATGGCAACTTCAGGTTCAAGAGACTTTAACCTCGATGTAGCAGAGGTAATCGAAGAAGCATACGAGAGGTGTGGACTAGAAGTTCGCACGGGGTATGATGCTAAGACGGCTCGTAGGTCTATGAATCTGATGTTTGCAGACTGGGCTAATCGTGGTCTCAACTTGTGGACGGTGAAAGAAGCTGATTTTACAGTCACACAAGGCACTTCTTCGTATACGTTGGCAGCGGATATTGTCGATGTTTTAGATGTGGTTGTACGTCGTGATAGCACTGACTATGAAATAGAACGAATTAGTCGTGGCGATTATGCAACTCTTCCGAACAAATCTACTCAGGGCAGACCAAGTCAGTTTTGGTTAGATCGGCAGATTACTCCTGTGATGTATCTGTGGTCTACTCCTGAAAACTCTACGGATCAAATTCGTTATTATTATGTACGCAGGATAGAAGATGCTGATGCTCTTGTTAACACTACTGACATGCCTTTTCGTTTTTATCCTTGTATGGTGGCAGGGTTAGCCTACTACATGGCAATGAAACGAGCGCCAGATCGTATTCAGTTGTTGAAAAGCGTTTACGAAGAAGAGTTTCAACGCGCAGCGGACGAGGATCAAGGTCGAACACCTTTGAAGTTGCAGCCTAGTTTGAGTTATCTGAGAGTCTAATGGCATACGCTAGTGGCAAACATGCTTATGGTATATCGGATCGGTCAGGTCGCCGTTACCGTCTTCGTGAGATGAAGACAGAGTGGACTGGCGCAAAGGTCGGTCCTGATGAGTTTGAGCCAAAGCATCCACAGTTGTTTCCACCAAGAGCGTTTCCAGACCCACAAGCTTTACGCGGTCCTAGACCAGAGCCAGAGTTGTCAGAACAAAGGGCTATTCAACATGGATACA